AGAGAGCTTCTCTTGGTACGACACTAAGGTCTTTCAGTTGTACTACTACGAGAACAACACTTTAGACAGTCTAGCTGCAAAGACAGGAATAAGTAGGAATAGTCTATTCACAACGATTGATAAAGTAAGAGAGCAATTAAAACAAAAACTTAAATAGATATGGATAAAGAAAAAGCAAGAAAACTACTTAATGAGTATTTAAAGAATAATCCTATACCTATTGAGGATGTAATTATACATTCTAACTATAACCATGTAGCAATGACATACTCTGATTGGACTTTTAAATTCTTGCTCTGTATGGTTTATGATGACTTGGAAAGAAAGAAAAGTGAATAAATACTTTGTAACAAAAGAAGTTTATAAGGATAGAATGAATGTCTGCAAGGGATGTAAGTATTACTTTAGTCCTACAGGAAATTGCCGAAAGTGTATGTGCTTCATGTCTGTCAAGTCTTGGATTGCACCCTTAGAATGTCCTGAAAAGTATTGGCTTAAAACTACTGACATTGAAAGCATAAAAGATTTCTCAGAAATACCTAGCGAATTAATAAAAGAAGTTGTAGATTTGTACCCTAGTTTAAAGACAGGAAGGGCTAAAGACCAAGATGCTAAGAAGAAAATGATAGAACTATATAACACGATATACGGAAGTAATTACTCAGTTACCACAAGTTGCGGGAGTTGTATCTCAGCTTGTTTTGATGGGATCACTAAACTATATAAACAGAATTTAAACAACATATCAGGAAATAATTAATAATAAATATAGGGTAAGACCTACAAAGGCTTTAATTTTTCAGACCTGATTAGTAAAAGGGGGGTTTGGTCGCCTCCCTGATACGACTAACAATTTTAAGGAGATAAAAAAAGATAATAAGACAATTAATTGGAGATGAATAAAACTATGGAAAGAACATACAAAACAATCAAGTGGGTACTCAGAGGACATATAAAGAACAATGTCAATTCTTTATGGACTTGGGAAGATGACAACTTTACTTGTATATACAATGACTATTCAGGAAGTGAAAGGATTTACACGAGTGGACAATTACTAAGACTATTAACAGAATAAAACTATGATAGACTTAAGAAAAGGGGATTGCTTAGAATTAATGAAGTCTATTCCTTCAGGTAGTATTGATGCAATAATTACAGACCCCCCTTACGGTACAACAGCTTGTAAATGGGATAGTGTTATTGACTTTACCTTAATGTGGGAGCAACTAAATAGAATTATAAAACCTAACGGGGCTATTGTTTTATTCGGTAGCGAACCTTTTAGTTCTGCTTTGAGGATGAGTAATATTAAGAATTATAAGTATGATTGGATATGGGAGAAAACACAAGCGACAGGACACTTAAACGCAAAAAAGCAACCATTAAGAAGTAATGAGTTAATATCTGTATTTTACAATAAACAATGTACATACAACCCCCAAAAGACACAAGGGCATAAACCTATGAATAATGGAGTAAGAAAGTTAAGCGTACAAAATAAAACAGATGTTTATGGTAAGGCAACGAAAGAGTTACCTTTTGGAGGTAACACAGATAGACACCCAAGAACAAATATAGTATTTAAAAGCGATAAGCAGACAAATTATAAACACCCAACACAAAAACCAGTATCATTAATGGAGTACCTAATTAAAACCTACACCAACGAAAACGAAACTGTACTAGACTTTACAATGGGAAGTGGAAGCACAGGAGTAGCTGCAAAGAATACAAACAGAAACTTCATAGGCATAGAAATGGATGACAAATACTTTGATATAGCAACAGAAAGAATTAATAAACTAAAACAATAAAACAATGATTATATTTACATTACTAGGCATCTTAACGGCAATCTTCTTCTTCATAGTTATTATGATGAGCATAATAGAAACAAGAATAAAGAACAGAAGAAAAGAAAAACTCTTTTGGAATATGGAAAACTTAGATAAAAATAGAAGTTACAAAGAAATACAAAAACAAAATGAAAAGCAATAGAATACCAAGTTACTACATAGGAAGAAGATACAAGATAGAAGCTCGTAAAGTTATTGAGGACTTTGACTTATCTTACAATCTAGGAACGGCAGTTACTTATCTACTAAGAGCAGATAGGAAACACGACTCTCCGATTGAGTGCATACAGAAAGCTATAAACCATTTAGAGTTTGAACTTGATAAGCTAAAGAGATGACACTATACACTTGCGAATGTGGAAAGACTAAAGAACTATCTAAAGCTACAATAGTGTACAGAGATGGTGCTTGGGTAGCAAAGGAAGCTGAATGTGAATGTGGTCTATATATGGATAGCGTACCAACAGAAGGAATACCTACACTTCAAAGAACAGAGCCTAGTCTAAGCAAGAGGAGAGATAACTTATGGGCAGGAGCAAAAGAAAAGCTAGTAGGCGAAAGAGGAATTAATGAATCCTTTGATTAAACTAAAAACAATTAATTTCTATTATATATTATGAAGCAACAAGTTAAGATAAGTAAAGTAAAGGGAAACCCTAGCAATCCTAGAATCATTAAGAATGATAAGTTTAAAAAGCTAGTCAAATCTATTCAGGAATTTCCTGAAATGTTAAAGCTAAGACCAATTGTAGTTGATGAGGACTTTATGGTACTAGGTGGTAATATGCGACTTAAAGCAAGTAAGGAAGCAGGACTATCAGAAGTATGGATAGACATAGCTGAAGGACTTACTGAAGAACAAAAGAAAGAGTTTATAGTTAAAGACAATGTAGGGTTTGGAGAATGGGAATGGGATATACTAGCAAACGAATGGGATAGCGTTCAACTTGCTGAATGGGGATTAGACGTTTGGGAGAATGAAGATGACAAAGTAACGGAAGGATTAATTGAAGATGACGAAATACCTGAAGTAAAAGAAAGCATAGTAAAGAGAGGAGATATTTGGCAGTTAGGAGAACACCGAGTTATGTGTGGAGATAGTACAAGCTCAGATGATGTAGAGAAACTAATGAATGGAGAGAAAGCTGATATGGTATTTACAGACCCACCTTACAATATAGATTATCAGGGAGTAAAAGATAAAAGGGAAAAGATTAAAAACGATAAGATGAGTGATGAAGATTTTACTCAATTTTTAACTAACTCTTTAAATGTTGATACTGATACATTCTATGTTTGTTGTTCTTGGCAATACTCACATTTATTTAGAAAAGCTTTAGAGAATTTAAATAAACCTGTAAAGAGTTTTATAGTTTGGAATAAGGTAAACCCTGCTCAACATTTAGATAAGTATTTTAAGCAACACGAAATTATACTTTATCACGGAAAATTTGGTGGACAAAAAACTTTAAGAGGAGATGTTTGGGAAGTTAAAAGAGAAAGAAATACTGTTCATCCTACAATGAAACCTATTTCATTAATAGAGATTGCTCTATTAGACAATAAAGATAAGAAATTAATTTATGATGCTTTTCTTGGTAGTGGCTCAACACTAATAGCAGCAGAGAAACTAAATAGAAAATGTTACGGAATGGAATTAGATGAAAAGTATTGTGATGTAATAATAAACAGATGGGAACAGTTTACAGGACTTAAAGCAATTAAGATATAAAAAAGGCACCCCCTCTTGGAGATGCCTTCATACGATAAAAAGATGGGCTTAATATCGCACCATAGTTATAAAGAACGATTAGGCAAATATACTAAAATTATTTTAATATGGAACAAAATAGAACAAAAATAGCAAAGGAGCAAATGTTAAAAGCACTAGAGGGAAGTCTAGGGATAGTAACAACAGCTTTAAAGTCTTGCGACCTATCAAGAACTAACTACTACAAGTGGTTAAAAGAAGATGAGGTATTTGCTCAAGCAGTAAATGATGTTGAGTTAATTGCTAAAGACTTTGTGATGTCTAAATTCTATGAATGTATAAAAGACAAAGTACCTTCAGTTGTAATACACGGAGCAAAGAACATATTAGGAATGAATGAAACAAACAGACTAGACTTAACTTCAGGCGACAAAGCATTGAACCTTCCTTTAATTACATTCATTGACACTGATACTGAGTAAAAAATACAATCCTTTATTTGACGCAAAGGCTAGATACTTTATTATAACAGGAGGTAGGGGTTCAGGCAAGTCGTTTGCAGTTACAGTCTTCCTTACTTTACTCACTATGTCAAAAGGTATAAGGGTTTTGTTTACTCGTTTCACAATGACATCAGCTCACTTATCAATCATTCCTGAGTTCTTAGAAAAGATAGGGCTACTTGGATTTGATGAGGTCTTTAGTATTAATAAAAAAGAAGTACTCAATACAAAGAACGATTCAGATATTCTATTTAGAGGTATCAGGACATCAGCAGGAAATCAAACAGCAAGTCTAAAATCATTACAAGGAATAAGTACTTGGGTACTTGATGAAGCTGAAGAACTTGTAGATGAAAACATCTTTGATACTATTGACCTAAGTATTAGGGAAAAGAACATACACAATAGAGTAATACTTATATTGAATCCAACAACTAAGGAACATTGGATTTACAAGAGGTTCTTTGAGGACAAAGGAATTGAGGGAGGTTTTAATGGTGTTAAAGACAATGTATGCTACATACATAGTACATACCTAGATAATGAAATAAACCTCTCAGATAGCTTCTTAGAGCGTATTAAGAGCATAAAGCACAATAACTTTAAAAAGTATCAACATAAGATTCTAGGAGGTTGGTTAGCGAAAGCAGAAGGAGTAGTCTTTGAAAACTGGAGCATAGGTGAATTTAATCCTGATAACTTACAGACTTCTTGTGGAATGGATTTTGGTTTTAGTATTGATCCTGATTCCTTAACGGAAGTTGCAATAGACAAGAAGCATAAAAAGATTTACTTAAAGGAACACCTTTACAGAAATGGATTAAAGAGTCAAGAACTCGCAAAGATAATACTAGACAAAGTAGAAGGTAAACTTATCATTGCTGATTCAGCTGAACCTAGACTAATTGCAGACCTCAAACATTTAGGAGTAAACATAAAAGCAGTTAAGAAGGGTACTATTGAAAGTGGTATAACTCGTATGCAAGACTATGAGATTATAGTAACACCTGAATCAACTAACATAGCTAAAGAGTTAAACAACTATGTGTACGCTGACAAGGGTTCTAAGTTATATGTAGACAACTACAATCATGCTATTGATGGGATAAGGTATAATGTTATTTATCATTTAGACAATCCTAATGCTGGTAGGTATTACGTTCAATAAAAAAAAGGACTAAGAGTCATAAATTCTTAGCCCTCTAAAAACAATTTAATAAATGGACTGCAAACATACACTATTTATTTAACATAACAGCATAGTAAACTAAAAAACTTAATTTTCTATTATATAGTAGATGAAAGTAAAAATAAAAAAGGAAGGTAAAGTTGAATCGTTTAATCTTATTAATAGTTGGGCTGATGTTACTCTGTCTACTTG